GCGACATTTTTTCTAAAGGTTTGAAAGCCTTGATGTTATTTTTATCATCAGGGTAGTCAGCGTTAGTGCTTTTTTCTATTCCAAAAGAACAAATCACTTTATTGCCAACTAGCTCACCTGCGTTAGCGGGTGGGTTGTCTTTTCTACCAACGGCTTTTACCAAACTAGAAAATTTTCTAGAGGCTATCTCTCTAACCATTTCTTGTTTCTCTGAGTCAGAGTTGGTATACCAAAGATTAAGATTGTCTCTTGCGATCCAACCTTTATACTTCTCACCACATACTTTAACTTCTAACTTGAGATATTCGTTGCCTGCTGCGGAAGTTGTCTTCTCGCATGTGCTAATCTCTGTTAAATAGTCCCCTTCTGGAATAGCGGATTCACCACTATTTTTTGATTCAAAATCAAACTTGACGTCTGCAAAATCGCTCATTATTTTTCTCCTTTTGTAAATCCAAGTTTATTAATAATATATGTTAAGTTAGGCTCTTCAAAAGAATCCAACTTACCACTCCTGTCCTTAGCAATATAATTATCACCAAGAGTTGTTTGCAACCAACGATTGGTTACTTTCTTCCCTTCTTCATTCTCTTCAGTGAAAGTCCTAAGACATAACACTTCATCAAAGAAGTAAGGAATTTGGGTAGGTAGTTTCGCACCAACCATCATTGGTTGATGATGGAACATACCTGTTGATTCGTCACGTAGCTTATCTTCCTTTGCAACAAAGATAACGTGCATTTTAAGGTCTCTAAATCTACGCATGGTTCTAGTCATTACCGTAATGACCTCGCCATATGCTTGTCTAGGATCTTTAGACCTTGCTTTTTCCTGTGCTAATAAAAGCTCAGACATTTCGGTAACACTATCTAAACAGATAGTATCGTAATCGAGTTTGCCATTCTCTAGCATATCTGCGATTTCCTCAATCTCATATGCTTCTTTAACTTCAATAGCGGTTACATTGTCTGCATCTTTAATAGATAACAGCCCAGCTTCCATACTAATGATTAAAGTTTTTCCAGGCGCAGTTGCAAGTGAGGTTGTTTTACCAACCCCAGAAGCACCATACATTAAAATCTTAGCTCCTTGATTATTAACCAAGTCCCCAGGACTTTTTATTCTACTTAATATATCAGTCATTCATCTTCTCCTTTTTTATTTAAAATACTATTTTAATTTATTTTAATATGAATTACAATATGTGTAGATTAAATATTTAACGGAATGTAAAATGAGAGAAGTAGACGTAAATCAGTGGAAGGTGAATTATCTCTGGCGGTTAAAAAACTTAACCGAGGAAGAGCTTAAATCATTTAAACAGCAAAAGCTAGAACCAGAATATAAGGAGAGAGAAGTGCAAAGAATAACATTAAAGAAGTATATTGAATTTATAGGTACGGAGCCTGCAGCTGAATTATTTGACTGCTCAACCGCCTCAACCAAAGCTTGGAGATATGGTCTTAGACAACCCTCTATTAAACAAGCTAAAAAGATTATTAAAGCATCTGGCGGCAAGTTAGACTTTGAATCTATCTTTGGCCCTATTGAAGAAGTTGAAACAAAAGCTTAACAGTGTTCAATTTAAACGTAACAGAGCAAGACTCTGCGTTGGACATTGCGCTTGCTTATGCAGAATACGGGCTCAGCGTAGTCCCCTTACATCGGCATAACAAAGTACCAACCAAAGAGTTAGGTGGGTGGCAAAAGTTTCAAGAGAGACAGCCAACTACAGAAGAGCTAGAGAAGTGGTTTAAGGGGAGAGACGATGTAGTCGTTGCCTTAGTCTGCGGTAAGTTTATTGTAGTTGATGCAGATACTGCCGAAGCGGTCAATTGGGTTGAAGCCAATCTCCCTGTCACACCTTTTAAAGTCGCGACGGGTAAAGGGGTTCATTATTATTATAACAATCCAGAAAACTTTACGACTTGGGTGGCAAGACGTACTGAGGGATATGATCCTGCCAAGCTGATTGATATAAGAGGCGTTGGCGGTCTAATTGTTGCCCCTCATAATATTCATGCAACGGGTGCTATCTATACACCTATTAAAATTCCAGACTGGGATTTAAACGACGTTGAAGATCTTCCAGACTTTACCAAAGAGTTATGGGTTAAGGTAACAGGCGTTGAGAAAGATGTTGATGGCCAACCTATATCAACTCCGCTATCTATTGATGGTGTGACTGAGGGAAGCAGGAACGATCAAGCTGCTAGGTTAGCAGGATTTTTAATTGCTAAAGGTCTGAATACAACCTTTACAGAGTTCTTTATTCAGTCTTGGAACTCTCAGAATAAGCCGCCTTTGCCAGCTACTGAGATATCTACGGTTGTTAACTCTGTTCAGAAAACCCATGATCGTAAGACTCAACAAGCGCCGTCTTATATCTCAGGCAAAAGAACAATCAAAGAGCCAGTCAATCTTTATTCTCCTCCAGGCATATTAAAAGATATCTATGAGTATTCAGAACAGGTTGCTCAGATATCTCAGCCTGCTATTAGTATGCAAGCAGCTTTGTCTTTAGGCTCAGTTGCTCTTGGCAGAATGTATAAAACCAATATGAATAACTTTTCATCTTTGTTCTTTATGTGTATTGCTAAGTCTGGCCAAGGCAAAGAAAACGTTAAGACTGTTGTTGAGAATATTTTACAGCAAGCAGATTTTGGCGATCTAATGGCAGGAGATGGGTACACCTCAAGTGGTGCTATTTACTCTTTGCTGAGATACAAACCAACGCATATAACGGTAATGGATGAATTTGGTAAGCGTCTTGAAAGCATTTCCAAATCATCCAACTCTAATAAAGAAGACGCGATTCAAGTCTTAATGGAAACGTGGGGTAGGTGTCATGGTGTTTTAAGACCTGACAATTACTCAATGATGACGTTGAATCAAAAGCAGCAGAAAGAAGCAATGGATCGCTCAACCGTCAAGCCAGCAATTACCCTTGTTGGTATGAGTGTACCTAAAAACTTTTACGGCGCTTTATCAACAGGTCGTATCGTCGATGGTTTCTTGAATAGGTTTATTGTGGTTGAATCTAACGTGCCAAGAACTGTAGGCAGGATGGTTCCATTTGTTGCGCCACCTCAATCTACATCTGATTGGGTGTCTCACGTACGTCAAGTGGATAACGAGATGGAGCAAATATCTAGGGACAACGCAGAGCTAGACTTTAAATCACGCATCCTAACCTTTGATGATGACAGCAACGACCTCTTTGAAAAGCTTGCTTATAGATTGGTTGATGAGCAAAACGTTTTAGAGAAAGAAGGTCTGGAGGTTTTACTTTCTAGAACAAGAGAGAAAGCAATGAGACTTGCCTTGATCGGCGCTTTAGCTGACGACAGGAAGGCCAAAGTAATTAAAGGTGATATCACTCAATGGGCAATTGACTATGTTTATTACTACGACCAGCTTCTTGTAGAGAACTGTAAAGATAAAGTTGCAGGTTCAGAGATGGAAGGACGTATCAAACAAGTCCTAAGCTTTATCAGATCGCAAGGGGAATGGGGTATAAGTAAGCGTGATATTGATCGACGTGAAATATTCAGATCAATGAAGTCGTACGAAGTCAAAGAAATTATAGAACGATTAAAGAACTCAGGGGAGATACAAGAAAAAGATTTAAAAGCTAAGGGAACGGGAAGACCAACAAAACGTATTGTTGCGATCGACCCAGAATTTTTCAACGAAGACTAATTAAAGGAGATACAGATGGATAATCCAAAACCAAAAATGGAAAATATTAACGACCAGAAGCGCGAAGAACGCGTCGCTGGTTTTATAGAAGGACTCTGGAATGTTAGGTGTCATAAGCTTCCAGTTAGCTACGGCCTAGACTACTGGTGCGAAAGCCAAGACACGTCTTTCTGGCTAGAAGTTAAGTGCAGAACTTTTGGTATAAATAAGTATGACACTTTGTTGCTGTCTTCCAGCAAATTGCGAATGGGCTCTGCTCTTTCACTTGCAACCAATCAGCCGTTTGTAATTGTGTATGCAATGACTGACAGCGTTTATAGCCACACTTGGAAAAGAGATCATGTATACGATGTGAGGTTTGGAACAATAGCTGAACCTATTTACGAAGAAGATTCAGAGCCGTACATTCATTTCTCCAAAGATGAGTTAGAATGTTTATCTCCTCATCCTTTAGGGTTTGACCGAGAAGAGATGGGCCTAGTAAATAATTATAAAAAGGGAAGCTAATGGAAGATCCAAACAAAGAGATATTTGATTACAAAGGCATGTTTTGGGATGACATCAACAAACGATTTTATAGATGGCATGAACTAAACCTATTAATAAAGGAACGGGAGATTAAAAAAAATGCCGATAAACTCGAGAACTAAAGGTGCAACGTTTGAGCGAGAAGTCGCCAAAATTCTAAACGCTTTCTTTGAATCAGAAAAAATAGATTACTCCTGCAAAAGAAACTTAGACCAATATCAGTCTAAAGATCTTTGCGATATCAACATGCCGTATCACGCTATAGAGTGCAAGTTCTACAAAGAAGGCGATTGGTATCAGAGCGGATGGTGGGATCAAGTCTGCAGATCAACCGAAGGCCGTATTCCAGTATTAATATTTAAATTTAACAGAAAGCCTATCAGAGTGTGTGTTCCTTTATATGCAATTAATCCAGAGTGGGATGAAGATAATAGCAAGGTTGCTGTCATGCCTATAGAAAACTGGCTGGATGTATTAAGAGAAAACTGGGATCTTTATTTAATCAAGGATGTTTGATTAAGAGCTAACCGCCTCTAAGTGCATCTGCTAAAGCCCTGGTAATAGGATCTGTTATTAAAGATGGTGATACGGGCCCTTGCTGAATTTGACTAGGCGGATTAAAGTTTTGTACCTCTGGCAATTCTAAACCTATAGGAGATTTTGGGTCTATAAAACCTTCTTTATATCTTCTTTGACCCATTTCATTTGCATATCTAAATGGCTGAGTTGCCGTTTGAGCTCCTAAAGCTCTTCTTGTTTGCTGCCCTATAAATGGAGTTAAATCAAAATCTGGCAAAGACTGTCCTATGAATGGGGTGTCTTGAAGGTTTATTCCTATTGTTTGGTATAAGTTTGGTAAATCGTTTTTTAAAAAAACTTTGTCTGGTATTTTTCCAGCAAGCCATGCTGTAAATCTTTTGCTTCCTAACAACATAGCTACTGTTCTTAATCCACCGTACTGTGGCAATGTTTGAAAAGGTGCGGATAAAATTCTAAACATCAAGCCTCTGGTAAACAAATCACCCCCACCTGAAATCTTTTCTCCTCCAGCAAGAAATTTAGATCTAGAGGCTGCTTCCTTTAAAGATTGATATTGAGCGTCTCCAAACGTTTCTTTTAAAACTGCTTGACCATATCCATTAGGAGACATAATTGCGTCGTAAAATTTTCCTTCTTTAAATAAAACTTCAATGGCGTCGTCACCTGGGTTAACGTAATCATTTAATATTTTTCTCATTGCAGAAGTCTGAAACTCTTTAAACTCTACAGAGTCTGGCCCTAAAAGTCTTTTAACGGTTGCTATTTCTTCTGAGTTGCCAGCTTTAAATAAAGATTTAACTATATTTTCTGAATCAATAGTGCCGTTTTGTATTTTTTTAAATACGTCTATTTTAGCTATTTCATCTAATTCAGATTGGGCAGCTATTTTAATGTTTAAATCATCTATTACTTTATCTACGTTAGACGACCCAACAATTAAGTCTTCTAATTCATCCGCAGTCCCAACGTTTACAAAGTCGTCTGCTTCTCTTAAGGTTTTTACAAGCTCTCTTTTTTTCGATGCTCCAAATAAAGCATCTCCAGTAGTTCCGTAACCATCAATGGTGTTTGCTATTTGCCTATAGTTAACGACCCCAGATCCTTTTTGAATTTGATTTGTAATTGTTCTTAAAAATTCTTTTTGCAATATTCCTATTACTTGTTGTTTATTTCTGAAAACGGGAGATCCAGCGTCTATATCTGCAGCATCCAATATTCCAAGCTCTTCTTTTGAAAATGCTAATTCACTTCTTGTGGGGGCTTTGGATCTGTCAACCCTTCCAGAATCTTTGGCTCTTACTTTTCTAAGAGCGGCGGTGTCTACGTCTAACGTATTAAGCCATCTTGCAATATCATCTCCGTTATTTTTTTTCAAAATAACGTTTGTTAATATCTTATCTAAATCATATCCACCAGCAGCAGCATCATTTAAAGTTTTAGTATATGTGGCTTGTGAAAAAGCATCTTTTCCTTTTGAATAAAAACTGTTAGCAATTCTAATAGAATCAATTT